TAAATACTTGGCATTTGGTTCTGATGGCGATATATCATTAGCATCTGGCACAACCAGCACTGTTGTAACTACGCCGTTTTCCGAGACATTGCTTGATGATACTTCAGCTTCACAAGCCAGAACGACACTAGGTCTTGCCGCCCTGTCTACATTAAGCACTGTAAACACAGCGCAAATAGATGATGCAGCTATAACAACAGCAAAAGTGGCTGACGGCGCAATCACAAGCGCAAAGTTAGACTCTGCTTTATCCCTTACTTCATCCTATTTCCAAGGAGAAAATGGCGCAGTCGGTGCGGTTAGCGGCAAAGGGGATATATTTAGAGTACACCAACAACAATTAGACACGAATGTTACGATTGCTGCGGGAGACAACGCTGGTTGTTTCTTTAGCTTGGTAATTGCAACTGGCGTTACGCTAACTCTTAACGGTAACTTAACTATTGCTTAATTAGGATAACAGATGTCAGTCAGCACAACCACAACTACAAACAGTTACTCAGGCAATGGAAGCACCGTTGAGTTTAGTTACACGTTTGAAATTTTAACAGACGCTGATATCAGGGTTATTGTTGTCAATAATACCACTGGTGTTGAAACAGTGCAGTCGCTAACAACTCATTATAGTGTTGCTGGGGCTGGCCTGACTTCTGGAGGCACAGTTACATTTGTGTCTGCCCCAGCAAGTACGGAGACTGTTTTTCTAAAGCGTAACATGTCTATTACGCAGCCAACAGATTATACAGCTAACGACCCTTTCCCAGCCGAAACGCATGAAAACGCGCTAGACAGATTAACACTAGCCATGCAGCAAATTGATGAGAAAGTTGGCAGAGCATTAGTTAGAAAAGAAACAGACACTACAGCTATAGAACTTCCTTCTAATGCAGATTTAAAAGGTAAGATTTTAGGCTTTAACGAAACAACAGGCGCGCCGGAGGCTGGCAGTTTGTCTGTCGGTTCTGTGTCAACGGCACCAGCCGGAACAGATGCCTCAGTTACAAATGCAGGCACAGGTTCTGTAGCTGTTTTTGATTTTGTTTTGCCGCGAGGCACGACTGGTGCTGCCGGTCCAACTGGCCCGACTGGCTCAACAGGTTCAACTGGTCCGACAGGAAGCACTGGCCCAACCGGACCTACAGGAAGCACTGGCCCAACTGGTGCCGACTCAACAGTGGCTGGTCCGACAGGACCTACCGGCCCCACTGGACCAACCGGCCCCACCGGCCCCACTGGCGCAGACTCGACAGTAGCCGGACCGACAGGCCCAACAGGCCCAACTGGGCCAACTGGATTGACTGGCCCCACTGGGCCAACAGGGCCAGATGGGCCAACTGGTTCGCAAGGCGTTCAGGGTGACACCGGCCCTACAGGCTCAACAGGCCCAACAGGCCCAACAGGCCCGACTGGGCCAACAGGCCCTACAGGCGCAGATTCAACGGTAGCTGGCCCAACCGGCCCCACTGGTCCAACAGGACCGACTGGGCCTGACGGCAACTTTGGCGGCGCTACATTCGATTATACATTTAGCACAACCACGACAGACTCTGACCCTGGCACTGGCAAGATTAGGTTTAATCACGCAAACATTTCATCAGCCACACTAATGTTCATTGATGATACTGACAATGACAGCACAGATATACAGTCGTTTTTGCGAACTATTGATGACAGCACAAGTTTTATTAAAGGCCATTTTAGGATTTCCAATAGGCTTAACCCAGATGATTTTGCGTTACTTACAATCAGTGCGGTCACTGAAGCTACAGGTTATTTTAAGGTATCGTCTACTTATGTAAGTGGTTCAGCCGTATCATTTGATAATAGCGAAGATGTTATCATCACTTTTGCTAGAACTGGTGATAGGGGTGACACTGGTTCCCAAGGGCCACAAGGCGCTGCTGGCGCAACAGGCCCGACTGGGCCGACAGGACCAGCGGGGCCGACAGGTCCGACAGGCGCAGACAGCACAGTTGCAGGCCCGACTGGTCCGACCGGACCAGCCGGACCCACCGGCCCTGCGGGGGCTGATAGTACCGTTGCTGGCCCGACAGGCCCAACAGGTCCAGCGGGAAGCACTGGTCCGGCTGGTTCAACTGGTCCGGCAGGGCCAACTGGACCCGCTGGTGCAGATAGCACAGTGGCTGGCCCAACTGGACCCGCTGGTCCAGCGGGAAGCACTGGGCCAACAGGTCCGGCAGGGGCAGACGGAAATGACGGTTCGACAGGTCCAACAGGTCCAACAGGGCCTACCGGCCCAGCCGGTGCAGACAGCACAGTAGCCGGTCCAACAGGACCGACAGGTCCAACAGGTCCAGCCGGACCCGCTGGTTCAGACGGTAGCGATGGTTCAGCCGGTCCAACGGGTCCAACAGGCCCAACCGGCCCAACTGGGCCAGCCGGTGCGGATAGCACTGTTGCAGGCCCGACTGGGCCAACTGGGCCAACTGGGCCAACTGGTCCGGCAGGCGCGGATGGCAATGATGGTGGAACTGGTCCGACAGGACCGACAGGTCCGGCAGGCGCAGATAGTACGGTAGCTGGTCCAACAGGCCCAACTGGACCCGCTGGACCGGCGAATGTAGTTGAGGACACTACTCCACAACTTGGCGGTGACCTACAAACCAATAGCAACGATATTGTTTTTGCAGACGATGACAAAGCCATCTTTGGTGCTGGCAGCGATTTGTTTATAAAAAGCGATGGTTCAAATAGTATTATTCAAGCTGCCGGAACTACTTATGTGCGAGGCAGTACCCTTATCTTTTCCGCAAACGGCGGCGCTGGCGGTTTTGAAACTGGAATTAGAATCAACGAAGTAAGTGCTGAAACAAGTCAGGTCGAATTATATTATGACAATGCTTTAAGACTTGAAACTGTATCTGGGGGCGTGGAAGTCACAGGCACATTAGCCGCAACAGCCGTCACAGGTGATGGTTCTGGATTGACCGGCATAGCGGCTGGTGCAACAGGCGGTAGTTCTGACCAAATATTCTATGAAAACGGACAGACAGTTACTGCAAACTACACAATTACTGACGGAAAAAACGCTATGTCAGCAGGGCCAATAACAATAAATAATAGTGTGACGGTAACAGTCGGCACTGGCGAAACTTGGACTGTAGTATGAGACAAAACTGGCAGCTATGGAGTGGTGCTTTATCTGATAATCAGTTAGCGCTAATCAAAGAAAGGGCAGACGCACTGCCTGATATGAACGCGACTATATTTTCAGGTGGCGATGAGGATGTGCGGCGGTCTAAGGTCAAGTGGTTAACGCACGACAATGAAGTAAAGGATTTGTTGTGGAGTTATGTAGCCGAAGCCAATAGAAACGCTTTTGGTTTTGATGTGCGAAATGTCTGCGATATTCAATACACAGAGTATCACGCATCAGAGTCCGGTCATTATGGATGGCACCATGATATAAACTGGGGTCAAGACAAGGCATATGACAGAAAACTGTCTGTAACTGTGCAACTTAGTGGGCCTGAAGACTACACTGGGGGCCTGTTTGAATTTGCAGAGACAGAAACCCCTGATTATGCTATATCTAATAAGCGAGGAACAGTTTTAGTATTTCCTTCTTATCTGCAACATAGAGTCAAGCCTGTTGAGAGTGGCACAAGAGTTAGTCTAGTAGCATGGTTTGAAGGACCGAGGTGGAAATGAGTACATTAAAAGCAGATACAATCGTAGCGAGTGATGGTAGCAGTCCTGTTGCGTTGACGAAGCAAGAGGCGGCAAAATCTTGGTTTCAAGCAAACCTTGAAACGCCTGCCGTTGAGCAAAGCCTAAATATTTCTTCAATCACAGATGTTCAAGGCGGCAGACACGACTTTGCATTTTCTAATAATTTCGCAGCGCGAACCTATGCTTGTCTTGCTGGCGGTGGTGGTTCTACATCAAACAATACTCTGGCAAACGTAGCTACTCCAACGGACGGAAAATTGACAAGCAGGGTGAGGGCAGACACACAATACGCTCACCAGAATGTTTTTGACCCTAGTGAGTGCGCCATTGCTTCAATAGGAGGCTTAGCATGAGCGAAATATTAGTGGACAATCTCACAGGTAAAACCGCCGCTGGCAGCATAGTCGTTTATGGCGAGGGTGGCACGGCTACTACTAATCTTCAGCAAAGCTTGGCGAAGGCTTGGTGTAACTTTGAACAGTCTTCAAGCCATACTGTGCGAGACAGCCTAAACATCTCAAGTCTAACAGATGTTGGTTACGGTCTTACCAATACGAATTACACAAATAGTTTCGGCAATGACGATTACGTTGCCGCTGGTCACGCTGGTAGGCAAGCCTCTACAGCTACAACTGCATATTGGCTTTTCCCAACAAGTAGCACTGTGGTTTACTCCACATCTGCAACAAGTTGGCAGGGGGGTTATAGCATCAGCACATCCAGCGGAATGGGTATTTTGGACTTGTTCTTAGCACTCTGCACAACACATGGGGATTTAGCATAATGGCTGGAACAATCGCAGCGGATACACTGACCCATTCAACCGCAGGGTCAATCGCCACGAACTATGTTGTCGAGGGTAGTGCGAAGGCGTGGGTAAACTTCAATGGTTCTGGAACAATAGCGGCGCGTGACAGCCTAAACCTAGCCAGCCTAACAGATTCGGGAACAGGGTTGTATATCGTAAATCACACGGCAAGTATGGCTAACGATGACTATTCTGTAACGAGTGGGGGTTCGCGGGATGACCCAGAAAGCAGCCGCTGTCATCCGCAAAATCTGTATACCTTTGCGACTGGTAGTTACAAAATAGCAACGCACAACGATGGCTCATCGTCTGTTGATTGGGCAATAGTTACGCAAACTCTTCAGGGAGACTTAGCGTGACCCAGACACCATCATTCAAAGGCACTAAGTTGTTCGACAGGCTATGCTGGGCAAAAGAAAATCTTGACGGTGTGCAGTCTGACTATCGCGTGGTCTACGAAGACAGTGTGGACGAATGCGCCAAGATACTTGTGCCTGACCCTAACTGGATGGCTTGTGCATTGCAGGGCGGCATCTTGCCACCTGTCTGGGTATACCATGAGTTAGCAAAAGATGAAGCAAAGCCTGACTTTGTAAAGCACACCAGAGGTTACTTGCTGCACAACACTGAACCTATGCCAGCAATGACTGAAGAAGAAGCAATCGAATATCTCATTATGAAGGACTGCCCACAGCATGTCTGGCAGAATTGGGATGAGGGCAACCGCCCGACTATGGTAATATGCCGCAAGGAACAGTTACCGCAGACTAGAGAATGGCGCAATTCTTGGCGCATATCTGATGAACTAAACTTAGCCGCATAGGAGAAACTAATGGCTGTAGCAACTTACATCGTAGATAAGGACGGTAATCAGATTGACGCTTCAACTGCTACCGTTCCAGCAAACCGTGACTTTCGTGGTGCTTGGTCATTATCAGGCACAGTAATTAGCGAAGACTTGGCAAAGGCAAAAGAGATTTTTGCTGATAAGGTTCGTGAGGCCCGCACCCCATTATTAGAGGCGCTGGACACAGACTTTATGAAAGCGCAAGAGACTAGCGCAGACACAACTGCAATCGTGGCATCAAAGCAAGCATTGCGCGATGCGCCTACCGCCGGTAATAGCGCAACCACTATTGCCGAACTGAAAGCAGCTTGGCCTTCATGCTGTGGTGACAGCCCTTACGCATAGGTACGTTATGAACGAAGAAAACAAGGTTATTGTTGATGTAATTGCTGGCACAGGAACTGCTGCCGCCTACATGGCGATGGTTCCTGACGTTGTAGCCTTGTTTACTGGCGTTTGGATTTGCATACGCATTTACGAAACGGATACTGTTAAGCGCTTGTTAAAGCGTATCCAAGGCAATGTTTAAAGCTATTGTATTAGCTTGCGCGATAGCAGACCCTACAAATTGCATTGAATTTCACGATGCGCGCGGCCCTTATCCAACGATAGAGGTTTGCAAAAAACGCGCTTTAGAAATGAGTCGAGACATAGGCGAGATGACTCATGGTTTAATGCCCAAGAAATGGCAATGCAAGCCGCTGGGAAAAGGGATGCTGTCGTAATGGAGCCTATCACCACTGCAATAGCAGCCGTAACAGCCGCTTCAAATGCCATAGCTTTTATAAAAGCACGGGTTAATGATGTTCAATCTGTAGCTGAACTGGGCGACCAGATAGGCACCTTGTTCTCAGCACAAAAGAAACTAAACGAAGAACGTAACAAGCAGGCAGGCGTTGGTGACGTTAGCTTCAAGGGTTCTATCAATGCTGTCCTTGAGGCCAAGCGTCTTAATGAGGAAATGCAACAGATTGCCACCATGATAAATATGCGCTGGCCCAAGGCGGCAGACCAGCCTAGTACCTGGCAGGAAATCATAAATCATCATAATCAAGCGTTAAGAGAACAGAAAGAAGCAAGAGCCAGGGCGCGGAAGATGGAGATGGAAAGGCAGGCCGAGATAATTGAAAACATGAAGGTAGGTGCCGGTGTAATTGCCCTTTGCTTTGTTGTCTTAGGTCTATTTATAGCCGTTATGATTTCATCAGCGTCTGCGATTGGCTTTGCATGAGTGAAACAACCACTGGCTTAATAGGGGAATACTATGCGGCTGGGGTTGTGTTATCATTAGGCTGGCGAGTATCTATGTGTCAGCAAGATAAGGTTGACTTAATAGCGTGGAAGTTAGATGAATATATCAGGATACAAGTTAAGACTGCGAAGTTATCTGGCGAAAAAAATGCTAGAGTTCCGGTGTACCACTTTCAGTTTGGTCATGGACAAAAGAATAAAATTCTTGGGAGTGTGGCAGACTATGACATTCTATGCCTTATCGGCTATCAACACCGCAAAGCGTTGTTCATGCCCGTTCAACAGGTGCTACAAAAGTCGAAGCGCATGTCGCCCAAGTTTTTTGATGAACCTAAAGCGGAACTTTATTCGTTTAATAAGGCGTTGGCGACAGTAAGAGGGCATAGAGATGGATAAAGCACTTACAGAGTATAAGATAATACCTCGTCTAATGATGTTGGCGTTTACCCTTATGGCTTGGAACGTGTGCGATTGGTTCATGGGCCTCGGTACATCTGCGACTACCCAGCAAACAGCTTTTGTTAGCACGATTGTTGGCGCAGCAACGGGTGCTTTTGCAGTTTGGTGCGGGAGTGAATCAAAATGAAACAGGCGGCAACAAAATTAAACGAGGCAAGTGAAATAACTATCCCATTGCGGAATCTTATCAGCATGATTGCTTTTACGGCAGTATCGGTATGGGTTTATTTTGGGCTAACGGAACGTATTAGTTTTCTTGAGCATAACCTTGACCTTGTGATGGAGGAGGTTGAGGAGAACGACAACTGGATTGATAACTTTGAGCCACCTAAAAGCGTAAAGGATACTGTAACCAGGGTGCATGATTTAGAGATTGAGATAGCAA